CATGGTATAGACATTCATCTCTCCTATAAAAGTAAACGCTAATTTGCATCAAGAATTTTTTTACTCATCTTCTCAATGGTAGTGGCAAATCATCTTGATATAGTAACTCTGCAATTACTATACCAATTACGACCTTTTGCCATAAATCTTTAGTCTAATCCTCCTATCAGGGCTGGTCTTATGATTATAAAGCTTTTCGATCATAATTATAAAATCATCTCTACTACCCTGATTGGTTAATTTAGAAGAAAAGTTTTCTACTCTTTTCTTAAATATTGACCAAACAAAAGATTTATCGTTCATTACTGCAATCATAGCACGAATGAAATTACATTTTTTCCATTTATCAAAATAGTTACTTATCCATATAATGGAATTAGCTATCTCTTTGCCTTTTTCTAAATCATGCACTTTAAAATTACCTTCACGAAATTCTTTATAATCATGCTGGTCCAGGTAACCTTTACCATTTAACATGGCTAATGAATCAGACACACTAAATCCATAGGTCCTAACAAACCACTCTAAGGTTACATAATGCTCTGCACCTAATTTAAAATGACTCATCATATATTCGTGCATAGTCCATTTTCTATTAACAGAATTTAACTTTCGTATATCTTGTAAAGTTAAACCCTTCTTAACAATATAATGAACTGGCAAACCTAAAACTTTATAAGCTTCAAGTCTGTGTTGACCATCGCACACTTCCATATTCTCATTAACGATAATAGGTATACTTAAATCCCTTTCATCGATATGACCTGAAAGATCTTTAACGTGCTTATTCACTATATCTCTATTTCCAACCAAGTATGAAAACTTACTATAGTCAGAAGTAACGTGTATTTTATTTTTATTTAAATTATTCACTTTTGCCATCCTCCTGTGAAATATTCATTTTGTCTTCGTTTATACTCATTAAATAAATATGTAATTGTACCAGCTAAAGTTTTATCTAACTCGACAGATAAAATTTTTAACTTCTTAAAAGTTTCAATATTAATATTTATTTGTTTGTATTTTTTTGGGCGATTAATCTCTATATGATGATTAATCCTTTCAATAGCAGCTTTTTTACTTTCTTTAGCATCTAAAGTTTCAACCTCGTCATGTATATCAAAACCATATAACTGTGGATGTTGCTTTATCAGATCAGAAAGCTTTTCTATTGCTTGCTTCTTAGTATACAAGTCACGTTGAAAACCATCTAATATATGATCTTCTTCGTGAGCTACCAATCTTATTTCTAAGTTGCCCATATTCACTCCTTTCTGTTGAGTTGTTGTTTATCATATATATGACATATCATATATATTACAAGAGTAAAACAAAAAAAGATAGTTTAGCTATTGACATATATGTAATGATGTCTATATTAGAATGTGCAAGTAGAAATTTATGAGAAAGCGAGGTTAGTATGGCACAGAATTTCTATGACATGAATGATCAAGAGCTTTTACAGGCAAAGGTTGCCTTGAAGCGTGACATTGATCGTCAAAAAAAAGAGATGGAGGAGCTTAACACTCTATTGCAAGCAAGGTTTTTTTCTGAAGCTCGTGACGAATTACAACGAGAGGGCAAAGACTTTGGTACGACCACTATATTTAGTGAGCAAGACCAGAAAGTTAAGATCGCCATTAATAAAAAAGTAACATGGGATCAGCAAGCATTGCGTGATGCTTTCGATAGCATGGATCCTGAAGATGCAAGACATTATGCAAAAGTCACATATTCTGTTGACGAGAGGAAGTACACTAATGCTCCTCCAGCTATTGTTGCAAAGCTTCAGCCAGCCAGAACTGTCGAGCAAGGCACAGTTAATGTTGATCTTGTACAAACAGAGGAGGCTTAATTGGCTTTAGAAATCATAACTGCCGAACAACGTATGGCAGAAAAGCGAGGTCATAAGATGGTCATCTGTGGTCAAAGTGGTGTGGGCAAGACAACCCTTGCCCGTACTCTTGATCCCGATAAGACTTTATTTATCGACCTTGAGGCAGGAGATACTGCTATTAAGGATTTTCCTATTGATGTAATTAGACCAAAGACATGGCAAGAATGTCGTGACTTTGTTTGTTATATTGGTGGTGTTAATCCATCTTTAACAAGGGAGCCTTATGATAAATTACATCATGAGAGAGTTATGCAAGAGTTTGGAGATAAACTTGTGCGAATGAGTAAATACGACACTATATTTGTAGATAGTATTACAGTTGCAGGACGTTTATGTTTTCAATATTGTATGTCTCATCCCGATAACATTGCTGAAAGATCGGGTAAAGTCGATACTCGTGCAGCTTATGGTATGCACGGAAGAGAGATGATGTCTTGGCTTACACATCTACAACATATTAGAGATAAGAATGTTATATTAGTTGGCATACTTGACTCTAAGTTAGATGATTATGGTCGAACTAATTATGAGTTACAGATAGAGGGTTCTAAAACTGCACGAGAACTACCTGGAATTGTTGATGAAGTTATCACAATGACAGTGATGGGTGGTTCTGATGGTGTGCAACCATATAGAGCTTTTGTATGTCAAACTCTTAATGAGTGGGGATACCCAGCCAAAGACAGATCGGGTAAACTTGAGGTTATTGAGGAACCACATTTAGGTAAGTTAATAGCCAAGCTTAACGGCAGTCATGTTACCGATTTAAATAAAGTTAAATCACAACCAATTAAGGAAGGAGAATAATCGTGATTGATTTAAATAATGTAGGGGATATGTCACCAAGTGAATTTGATTTAATCCCAGATGGAACTATTGCAAGAGCAATAATTAAAATTCAACCTAACTCAGTTACAATACCAGAGTTGAGTAATGCACCAATCTTTAGAGCTTCACAAAGCACGTCAGCTAAGTGGCTTGAAGTCGAATACACCATCATTGGTGGTCAATTTGACAAAAGAAAATTTTGGCATAATCATTTCTTTGATGGAGATGCTAAAGATGAGAATGGTGTATCCAAGTCTAAAAAGATTGGATTGCAATGGTTGAAAGCAGTGTTAGAAAGCCATAAAAATATATCTGCTAATGATGCTTCGCCAGAAGCACAAGCCGTAAGGCAATTAGATGCTTCACAAGGTGGTGTGGCTTCAATTAATGGCATGAGTGTGTGTGTCAAGATCGGCATTGAGAAATCTAATGATCCTCAATATGGTGATAAAAATAAGGTCAAAGTTATTATGACACAAGGCATGGATGGATATATTCCTAATGGTTCTGCACCAGCAACGAATACGTCATCACAACCACAGACCCCACCATCAGGTGGTACTGTACCTAATTGGGCAAAGTAGTGATGATAGGCATAGCAAGGGCTAACTGACCTTAGTCTACTTGCAACTCGTTTGGGTAGTACGAGTGCCCTAAAACTACCCACCATTAAGCCAATGAGGATAAAATGAAAACACATAAACAAGCAAAAAAAGAATTAACTGATAGAATTACTGCTTTAGAAGATCTAATTAAATTTACTAGAGAGAACACATATTATGAAAAATTTTGTTTACATTGTTCTTCTGTAATGCAAGTTAAGTTGAATGGTGAAAGAGCCCAAGAAAAGAAATATTGTAATGATGCTTGCAGATCAAGTTTTCACAGAAAACGAAATCAAAAAGCAGTTGCATATTTTTTGAAAAAAAAGAAAAAGAAAAATGATTCTTAGACCATATCAAGAGATAGCAGTACAAGATGCTTCAGATGCTTTAGATAAGCATAAAAATACTATTGTTGTTGCACCAACGGGTGCTGGTAAAACTATTATGTTATCTGCATTGATTGGCAAACGATATTCTAAAGGTAAAAAAGTTTTAGTATTACAACACAGAGATGAACTTGTAGGACAGAATGCAAGCAAGTTTAGTCGTGTTAATCCAAAAATATCAACGAGTGTAGTTGATGCTTCACAAAAGAATTGGGATGGTAGTGCAGTATTTAGCATGGTGCAGACCTTATCCAGACCGAACAATTTAGATAATATGTCGAAAGTAGACATGATGGTCATAGATGAAAGCCATCATGCTATAGCTGATACATACATGAGAATTATTAAGAGAGTTAAAGAAGCTAACGAGTCTGTAGAGATTGTTGGCTTTACGGCTACGCCTAATCGTGGTGACAGAAAAGGTTTAAAAGGTGTATTCAATAACTGCTCACATCAGATTGAGATAGGCAACTTGATACGAGAAGGATTTCTTGTGCCACCAAAAACATTTGTTGTTGATGTAGGTGTCCAAGAGGATTTACAAAATGTTCGTAAAACAGTTTCAGACTTCGACATGAGTGAGGTCGAGCAGATCATGAACAAACGTGCCATTAATGAAAAGATTGTAGAGGAATGGCAAGACAAAGCTGGGGATAGGAAGACTGTAATATTTTGTAGCACAGTCGTTCATGCACAAGATTTATGTGATGAGTTTAGAAGATCACAAGTTAGAGCGGAGATTGTAACAGGTGAAACGCCATCGGAACAAAGAAAACAAATACTTCATGACTTGGAACATGGAG